CCCGCCATAAGCCGAACACACAAAAACGAACATAGGCCCCTCCAATAAAATAAGCACCCGTTAAGGTGCTGGATTGACAAAATGCCCGCCAGTTACGCATGCCCCGTACTGCCCGGAATGGGCGAGGGAGAGGGTATAGGCGCGGCGGTTGACAACTCCCCACGGCTAAAGCCGGGGGATTCCTCCCGAGCCCTAGCGATGGAATTCCTGCTTCACAAACCGTTGCTGGCCACCCAGTCTTATATAGTCTCCACAGGCTTAAATTCCCGTGTGTCCCACGGTATTTTTAAATGGTTTAGCCCGCGAGTGTTCGCAAGCCTTCCTTTAAAATATTGTTCGCAGCGTTTATATCGCGGTCATGTTGTGCTCCACAGCTCGGACAAGTCCATTCCCTTACAGACAAATCCTTCACGGCAATATTCTTCTCGCCACACGCCCCACACAACTGGCTACTCGGATAGAACTTGTCTATTTTAACAAGCGTTTTCCCATACCAGTCACATTTGTATTGAAGCTGGCGCGTGAACTCCGACCACGAAACATCGCTGATTGACTTTGCAAGCTTATGATTTTTCACCATGTTTTTTACCTGCAAGTCCTCTATGCAGATTAGATCGTAGTCACGCACTATTTGGGTTGAAAGTTTGTGAAGCGTATCCGTTCGCTGATTGGTGATGTGTTCGTGCAGCCTCGCAGCTTTAATTCTCGCCTTGTTCCTGTTGTTGCTACCCTTTTGTTTTCGGGATAGTTGACGCTGGAGTTTGGCAAGTTTCTTTTGGGATTTAGCGAGGTGTTTGGGGTTCTCAAATTTCTGCCCATCAGAGGTGATGGCAAATTCTTTCAGACCAAGGTCAATTCCGACGAGTGCGCCTGTTGGTTCAAGCGGTTCAATCTCAACGTCTGTACAACACAAAGCCACAAAGTATTTGCCACTTGGGTTTTTACTAACCGTTGCGGATAGAATTCTGCCACGAACCTGCTTTGACACCCTGCATTCTACAAAACCAAGCTTAGGCAACTGGATTGCGTTTTCGCTTACCTTAATATTTGTGCCAACGCATTTACTCTTATAACTTTGGCGATTGTTGTGTTTACTTTTGAATCGCGGATAGCCGGGCTTCTCGCCTTGCTTTACTCTGCGAAAGAAGTTTTGGAACCCGAAATCAAGATTCTGAACCGATGCTTGTAGTGCGGTAGCGTCTACCTCGCGCAACCATTCTAGTTCACGTTTCATTTGTGTTAGATCAAGCATGCACGCTGCGGCTGAAAGAGTTTTCTTTTCAGATTCATATACCATTGTGCGCTCCGCGAGATAGTGGTTGTACACATAACGAGCACAGCCAAATGTTTTTTGAATTAAAACCTCTTGCTCTCTTGTTGGATATATACGAAATTTATAGCTGTATTCCACTATCTCACCTCCTTTGCGATGTTTCTTGATTCTGAATATATTGTTTGATGACTTCAAGTGGCGCTCCACCAACGGTCGAAACAAAATAGCTGTTCGTCCATAGGGTTGGCAACCTAGTTTTTAATGTTGGGAATTCATTGCGTAAATAAAGCCTTTCGGCGTACTATCGCAGGGCGGTTGCCCGCCCCGCATCAGAAGGAGGTATCCACAACGCCAATGGCGAAAATGGCATAGAAAAAGCAGGGGCGTTTCTTTACACTCCTGCTATGTTATCATTATACATTGTCAAGCGTCTTATTGCAAGCATAAATTAAGGGCGGGAATTAACCCGCCCCATAGGCTACCGTTTAGCAATATCGGCCAGCGCATCTATTGCGCACCCCTCTAAAAGCTTCGCATGCTGCACCGAGAGTCCCACCTTGCTTGCTACCTTCTCCCACCCCAGCTGCCGCTTGAACCGCAAAACGATTATGCGCTGCTGATCTGCGGGCAGGGCGTTTACGGCGCGGGTTATGGCTCTTTCGGTTTTACGCATCCGAACGAGCGCCCTTTCTGCCTTCCTTATGCGACACAGGTATTTTTCCTTAGCTGCCAAGAATGCCATCCCCGGATCGGAGCATCCCCGGCATGGCGGTGCATGGCTCAACTCTTGCGCCCCCAGCCTGTCCTCCATGGCTACATACCTATCTTTGCAATCGGCCAATTCCTCCTCCAACCCTCGGCGCAACTCGGGGATCGTCGCCCAGTACCGCAATCGGCGGCGAACGGCCTTGCGCACCTCTGCGGAAAAGCCGGTAGGATTAATTGATTCAAGCTCTTTTATCGTCACAGCCCTAACCCCCTTTTTCTGCCTCTGTCCGGCGGTGATAAAAATTCTTCCTCGGGCCAGCCAGCATGAAGCCGGTTGTTAAGCGTTGTGGAACATATCCCCGTAATTTTTGCCCATTCGGCCAGCGTATGGGTTTCGCCGCTGACCGTGACCGTCCGCTTGCACCCCCGCGACGGCTTTGCCGTGCCCTGCTCTATCTTGCGCATGATGGCGATTGGGTCTAGCTCCCCGCACAATATACCGGCCCAGCGGCCCCCGAACCACTTCCGCATGCCCATTTTGCTTTCCCCGGCAACCTTTTTCCCGGAGAGTAGCCGGGAATAATCCTTGCATGCCTTTACGACTATCGCATTAGCCAGGTTTTCATATGCCCTATCCACACTATCCATGCAATCCCCCCTTAGCCCTGATACGGGCAGTCTCTTTCCCCTGCCGGGATTATCCCGGCCTCCATCATATCCCGCCTTCGCTGGCACCGGCGCAGCTCCTTGCCCTCTTTGGTGCAAAGCATGCAATCAGCAGTAACATCCCCAAGCAACCGCTCCATTACCTCGGTTGGCACAACGTAATACTCCTTTTGCGCTTGCGGGGATGTGCTGGGCATGGCCATCAAAATAGAGGCACTTGCCAGTCGCATTATGCCGCTTATTTGCTCTTGTGGGACTTGCTCTAGCATAGCGGTCAAAGCCTTTTCTGCGTGGCTCTGGACGGCCTTCAATGACCTCTTGGCCTTTGCGCTGCCCGGAAACGATTCCCCCGCCAGCTTGTCCGCATATACCATGCATGCAGCGGTGCAGACTATCCTCTGGCGGTCTGCTGCGTTAGCGTAGGTCATGGCTCACCCTCCATTTTGGCGCCGCAGTTGGGGCAGAAATAAAGCTCAGCCCCCTTAGGCGTTACCGCATTATCCGCAAGACAAACCTCGCTTTTACAGGCAGAGCAGCGCCAGTCCGCCTCTGTATCTTCTACTCGCTCCCACCGCCCGACCACCTCTTTCCTCCACCCCAAGGATTCAGGGGTGATGGTGGGAGCGTTATCGATTAATCTTGCGCACTTCCATACGGCCGCATAGGCTCCCTTCGTTCCTGCCTTGCCCGCCATATCTGTAACCAATTCCCGTAGCGTATTCCCGTCTATCAACCTTACTTCGCTCATGCTTCCTCCACCTTCTCTCGTTTCATTGTGTTTACTGGCGAAAATCTTGTTTTTCTTCCAAGTAGGCAATCACTAGGTCTTGCATTTTGCGTTGCCTTTGAATATCAAGCGTGGTTACGTCCTCTACATCTTGTAACTGCCGCTTTATCAGCTTGTTCTGCTTGCTTAACTGCATAGCGTTCTGTACGAGCCGAACAACTTGAGTGATTACAAGCGCAGTTGTAATGATTGTGAGATAGAGTGTCATACTTCCTCCTTTGCTGGCTGCTGGAGCCATTTGAGAATTTCGCCGATCACTTCCTCGATAGGTACATCTTCCTTGATAGAAACCCCTATGCTTCCAAATGCGTTGTGGATGTACCAGAATAGCGTCTCTGCCAATCCATCGTCGCTCATTGCCCGCATGCGCTGTGCGTTGGTGGGGACATTTGTGTCCTTGCCATCGGCGCGGCGGTTCCAGAGGACTAAAACCTCTTCTTGCCCACTTGGCGATGTCATTTCCGCTCCACATGTCGGGCACTGGATAATTCCCCACGCATCAATATCGGGAGCCGTGTAAATGGGTTCAACGATTACGGCTTCTCCCCCGCAAAACGGACATTCACGCAATGGCTGAAAGTCTTTCCACTGCATAATCTACCCCCTTCTCCCGAATCCACCAATAAACAGTAAACGGGCTAATGTCGATATTTTCACACCACTCTGCAACGCTTTTTGTTTCTCCGTTGATAGTGAGTAGTTTTGTGTTCCTTCGATTGCGGCTGTTTTCTTTAGGAGTCACAAACCGGCAGTTGCTCGGCTCATAATTCCCGTCATTGTCTATGCGGTCTATTTGCAACCCTGCCCTATAACCATTCGATAGCGCCCACTCCGCAAACACAGCAGCGTCTTGCCACTCGTCGCAAATTTCGATTCCGCGCTGTCCGTAATCCTTGTATTTTTTCCTGTTTGGGTTATAGCACCGTTGTTTCATCGAGCACCACACGCTATAAATGCTTGTGTTTGTAAGTCCGTGCGTTGTTATTTTCGGATTTTTCTTACCCATATGCGCGACGCTTATCTTAGAACGTGTCTGAGCTGAATGCTTAAACCCTTTAGGCCTACCCGCCATTCTCAGTCACTCCCTCCCCGGCCTGCGTGGCCACATTAAGCGCACCGTAGTTCACAATCATGTCAATGTTCATTTCAGCGCATAATTCCTTGAGCTTTTCAAGTTGCGGTTTATTATGCTCTTTCTGGTATTGTATTGTCCTCTGGTACTGTTCGCCCAGCACCTGTAACTGGCGGTACGCCTCAAACTTCTCCTTTGGCAAACTGAGTTGTGAGAGGTCAAACCATCCCGGGATCGGCTTGTAAGGTGCCGTTTTCATTCCGCCTCTCCTTTCCGGGCATCCTGCCCACCTCCATCCAGTTCCACCGCTGCCCCTCGCCGCCCATCGTGTTGATCGCAATAATTGCGGCAACAGTATTGGCACTGATACGGCAATTTCCGCGTCGCGGAGCTTCTGCCACCGCATCCCTCGCATCCCTTCTCCCTCTCTTCCTCGGCGCGGAGGGCGGCAAGGGCCATGTCGATAGCTTCGTTTTCTGCTTTCGCCTCTGCACTCGTAGCACACATTGAAACAGTCATAAATCGCCCTTTAAGACGTTCAATCGCTTCTGCGTGTTTCATTCCTCCTGCCCTCCTTCCTGCCGCTTTTTAGGCCATATATGATAAATAAAGAGCAGGATTATAATGCTTTTGCTTATGTCGGATATTCCTGCGTTTACAGGGTCTGCGTAGCCTCTTATGATTACGCTGGTTCCTGCCACAATGCCAATAATCGCGCCAACTGCTATGTATATCAGAAAAGCCTTGCAATACTTCACGGTTGCCCTCCTTCCTGCGCAAGAGCAGCTTCCGCTTCGGCGCGGGTTAGGAATACGGTTTTGCCGAAATCAGATGCCTCAACATCAATATAATTCGTACACCAGTCAGTCGGGTCGGTGTCGTGTTCAGCATCCCCTTCGCGGTATGGGAAAATCTTGTCGTCTGCGGCGAGGGCAATGTATGGTTTCCCGCTAACGGGGCATATCGAAAGGCCGCAATGTATCATTTCGACAATTTCTCCACCATAAATCAGATGCACGGTATTCCCCGCCTCCGAAAAGCACTCATTACACGGCAGCACCACGCAGCGACCGTCGCGCTCGGCGTTGCAGATTTCGCGGAGGCGGTCAAGGGGGATATTTATGTGTTCTGCGTCCTCGTAAATATCCTCAAATGTGACATATGGCAAGGTTGAAAACGTTACTTCGTCCCCCTCTATGTCATAGTGCTCTTTTCTGTGGTTAGCCAGCCATTCTGCATCAACAATATATATCCCTTCATAGTTTTTAGGCTCCATCCTCATTCTCCTTTCTCTGGCGCGGCGGGAAGCGTCCGAATACGCACAGAATCAAGGCCAACCCTGTAAAACGTCCCGTGCTCAAACGCGAGAATATTGTCTGCTTCATCGTGTTCGCAGGAACACTTTTCGCCATACTTAGGGATGTAGGCTGTTCGCACGCCATCATCGAGAAACTGCACAAAACTACCGCCCCACACGGTTTCTCCATTGTCCAAGCGTTTTCCCTCGAAAATCGGACACCTCTGCGCCTCCCGCAGCCGCTCTATCTCCGCATCCTTGGCGGCAAGCAGGGAGAGTAAATATTCAACATGAGAAACAGGGATCATATACCCTTTCGCACCATAGGCTTTTGCTTCGCTGTACTCTGCCTCTATCTCCGCTATGCGTTGTTGGTCAGTCATGGTGCACCTCCAATAGCTCGGGGTTGTCGTAGATGTTGCCGATGATTTCAGTTTCGTATCCCGAGTGGATATAATCGCTTATGAATGTCACGCTGCTGCCATCAATATCAATGGCGGATAAACAAGCCTTGACAGGTACCCATGCAATGCGAAACCGAATCGCAATGCGCTTGGTAGGCAATATTCTACGCTCCAGGATATCCCCCTCAAAAATCCGTTTGCCGCCTTTGTCCGTCAGGCCGGTGTACTGGCCTACGGTGGCGGGGTCAACCTCATAGGCGATATCAAAAATCCTTTGCTGCTCGGATACGCCGTTATCGCCCGTATCGTAATCAAGGATATAGGCCTTGCCATCAACTTGGCGCAAATCCCCCTGCACCCATATCCCATCCAACCGCTTTGCGCGGAAAAGTATTTCTCGCATGGTTACGCTCCTTTCTTTTGCATCAGCCTGTCAGCCTCCGTGATTGTAAGTTCCTGTCCGTCTACCCGTAACCCCGGGTTGTGCCCCAGCGCCCGGTGCAGGTGATAGCTTCTTCGCGCCTTCTCTTTTTCGAAGGTGGTGCAATGCATGTTCTCCGTTTCGCCCTTACGGGTAAATACTTCATAGCAGGGTAAGGTTTGTTTTCTCATTCCGCACCTCCATATCCATCCAGGTTACGCCGGTCATGGCTCGTCCCCGAGCATGTCGCAGGGGATTACGTTGCTTATCCGCACGTCCACGGATGCCAGCTCCCCGTAATATTTGTTAACGATCATGCTGGCAATCTGCGAATCGTCCTTATACGCCACGCCGTTGAGGCTGTCCGCAATGATCTTGGCGATATTATCCGCATCGGGCTTTTTCAGCGGCAGGACTTCATCATGCAGCATGAGCGCCCTTGTTTTCTTTGGCGCCGACTTCGGCGGCTCAAAGATTGCGTCAATCTCCATCCGCAGGGGCACATCCTCCTTGAAGCGGAATCCGTCGCATTGGCGGAGGTACTCCATTTTCACAAGATTCTCATAGAGCACCGTTTGCTCCGGGGTGTATGTGCGGCCTTTCCCCGTCCGGGCGCGGGCCTTGCCCTGCGGCTTGCCGATGATATCAAAGCTAACGGTCATATGCCTAAATCCTCGCAAATCTGGCGTATTGCAGCCTCGTACTGCTCCGGCGTTAAATCAGGCGGCAATTCTTTTTTACGCCGCTCGTATTCAATCCACATCAAACGGTGTTGCACCTTTTTCCTCCTTGTCGCTATATTTAAAATGCGGGCCATCCCAAGATAGTTCTATTGCCCCTGCTTGCCCGTTGCGGTGCTTGGCGATATCCAGCACGGCGGCTTTCTGGTCGGCTTTCTCGTCATACTTGCCGGGCCGGTGCAAAAACATCACAATATCCGCATCTTGCTCGATTGATCCGCTTTCCCTCAGATCAGACAAAACGGGCTTTTTGTCTGCGCGGTTATCCACGCCCCTGTTAAGCTGGGCCAGCAGCAGCACAACGCATTTGCATTCTTTGGCCAGCACCTTCAAGGCCCGGGTGGTGGCGCTTACCTCGTTTTCTCGCGTGCCGCCCTTGCGCTGCCGCATATCCATCAGCCCCAAGTAGTCGATCACGATCAAGGCGGGTTTGATCCGGTGGCATTGGGCCTTGATGTATTCCACCGTAGCCCCGCCCTTGTCGTCGATGTACATATCCAGCGCCTTGAAAGCCTTTCCTGCGGCCCGTATGGCTTCTGCGGCCTCCCGCGCTTGCCCCATTTCGCTTTCATTCACGTTCGCCAGCGATACGATTGCCCGGCCTATCAGTTCCTCCCGCGTCATTTCCAAGCTGAACACGGCCACGCGCTTTTTCTTTGCCACGTTCATGGCCACATTCATGGCGAATGATGTCTTGCCCATGCCCGTTGTGCCAGCTATCACCACCAGCTGCCCCGGCCGCAGCCCTTTCAGCTTCAAATCGACCATCACAAACCCGGTCGGTATCCCTACCTTGCGCGGCTTGCCTAGCTGCTCTATTACCGCGTCCACATATTCCCCGGCGGGCAGGATATCCTTTGAACCGATTGCGATAATGCCGCTTAGCACATCCTCTGCCGCTGCGATAAACTCCCCGCCATCCGCCGCCGCCTGGATTACCCCGCTCATGCCGCCAGTAAATTCCCGGCGCTGCCTGGCCTGCCGAACAATGCGGATATAATGCTCCACGTTCGCCGCGCTTGGCGTTCCCATCGTCAATCCCGTAAGCCACGGCACATCCACGCCAGGCATAGCACTGATTACCGTCACCGTGTCCACGCTGGAACCGCTGGCATATAACGCGATCATGTTTTCAAAGAGCGCCTTGTTTTGCGGTGTGGTGAAGTCTGCGCTATCGAGGTCGCATGCAAGCTCTACTGCCCGTTGGCTTATCAGCATTGAACCAAGTACGCTTTCTTCTGCTGTCATATCTAGCCCCCATCATAAAACTTGAAAGCCTTGCGCCAATCTTCCGGCGGCTTGTCCTTTGGCGCGGCATTGAGATACCCCTCGAATTTTGAAGGGGCAAAGAGCGTAGAGGGCCGTAGGTATTGCTCCCACTTCGTGCCCGTCCACTCCTTTACGCGATCATCAATAACGCGCTTGCAATCCTCCACCGTGAATCCGTCTTTGAGGCGGGCCTGTATTTGGCTCCTTGTGCTTTGCGTTGAAGTGCTGAATTTTCCCCCCGTTTTTTCGTTGAGGTAAGCTATGATTTCGTCAACCTCCCGAGGGAGGATATAGGAGGGTATATTATTATCTATAGTATTATCTATAGTATGGGGGTCAGTTTTGGCACCCCCCCCCCTCCCATTTTGGAACCCCCCGGTCAATTCTGGAACGGCCTTATAATTACACAAGGTAACGCCGTTATTTGTTATCGTGCGCTTGGTTATCAGCCCTTTTTCTTCCAGCGATGCCAGCGCCCGCCTTACTGTGTTTTTGCTGGCCCCAGTCCAATCCGTGAGATATCTTAGGCTCCCGGTAAATTCGCCCTCGCCATCCTGGGAAAAGCCATAAATGATTGCATACACAAGCAGTTCATTCCCGCTTAGCCCAAGCTCGGATACCATCCAGCCCTGAATGTTTACATAACTCTTGCAGTTAACCGTACTCATGCATCCCCCTTTAAAACAGGCTTATTTGCTCCGATTCAACAACGCTACGGCAGTTTTTAACCGCTTGATCGTAGTACGATTCTTTCAGCTCTATGCCGATTGCGCGGCGCTTTAGTTCAAGGGCCACATACGCCTCGGAACCGATGCCAAGAAACGGGGTTAGGACGATATCGCCGGGGTTCGTCCAAAGCAGGATGGCCCGCTTTATCACATCAAGCTGCAAAGGGCATATGTGCCGTTCGTCCTTTTCCTCCCTTGCGCTGCGATGCTGGAGCGTGTCGGATTGGTTGATATCCATCCACACCGGGGAGGCGTACCGTTGCCATGCATCGACCGGGAAGCTCTCGTTTGTGTGCGTCACTGGCTCCGGGTTATCGCCGGGCTTACGCATGGTTACAAGATAGTCCGGTATGCCTTGCCGCGACATGCACGAATCCTTTTTGATCTGCTTGTGGAGTAGCCCTAGCGCCTTTGTGCGTTGCATGGCGGTAACGGGGTCTTTCCAGATGCAAACCTCGGAATGGAAGATGAATCCCTGCTTTTGGAATATCCGAATCAGCTCCCCGCGAAAGTCGGTTATCCCGATCACGCCATCACGTTCCTTGCTGGTTGGGAGGTTCATGCAATGGAATGACATGTTCCTGCCCGGCATAAGCGTCCTATAAAGCTCTCTTGCGATAAACTCAAACTGTGCGTAAAATTCTGACCGGCTACGGCAGTTCCCCAAATCCCGGTCGCTATTTGAGTAGGTATACAACGATGCAAACGGTGGCGAATATACCATGAAATGCACAGAATTATCCGGGATACCATTTAGTACTTCGCATGAATCGCCGTTATACAGCGCGTATTTGTCCGTTACCTCCTGCTGTTTCACGCTATACTTTTCAACCATCCCGGCACCTCCATTCTGTCAAAAGCGTAGTAGTCCTCTGACATTCTGACGGTCGAATGAATTTCAGCCGCCAGAATATCTTTAGTGAATTTCACCAACTCGGAGGTCATGCGCTCCGCATCGGCCTGCTTGCGCTCAATGTTATCCTTGACGCATCCTTCCGCGTCAGAAATGACAATGTACACATCCACCGGGCTTTCCTGCCCGAATCGCCAGCAGCGCCGCACCGCCTGATAATAGGCCTCGAAGCTGTCAGAAAGCCCAACGAAGATGATTTTGTGGCAGTTCTGCCAGTTCATGCCCCATCCTGCGATCTTCGGCTTGCTCACAAGCACCCGCCGCTCCCCATTGGTGAACCCAGCCATTGCAGATTCTTTGAACGATAGCGAATCGCTCCCGCTTACCTCTACCGCGCCAGTAATTGAATCCGCAAGCGCCGAGCTCTCTGCGTTCAAGTCGCACCATACAAGCACTTGCTCTGCCGTATTGTTCGCAATCCGCGCCGCCGCCTTTACCCTGTCGCCCAAGCTTTCCCGCCTTGCCTCGCGCCGCTCGTTTAGCGTTTGGCTAGTGGCAGCCACAAGCAGCATTTGCCCCGTGGAATCAATCAGATTATTTGAGTGCGTCTGGATCTCATGGATACGCAATTCGGGAAGGTCGTACCCGTCCTGCGCATATCCCAGGTCGTGGGGCCGGGTAAGGCAACATGCCCACCCTGCAACCCATTCGAAAAACTTGCTCTCTGCGTGGCCCTTTAGCCGCCATTTGGCAGTATCGCCGCCATCGTGAATGAAGAACGTTGCAAGCATCTCCGTGTGCGACATTATGCCGAGAAATTCCGAATGGCTCCCAAGCTCCATAAAATCGTTCGGCGCGGGTGTTGCCGTGCAGCACAATTTATACTGCGTATCTCTAAACGATTCCGTCAACAGCGCCCGCGTCTTGCTGTCTTGGTGTTTCAGAATGCTGCTTTCATCTAGCACAATCCCGGCGAATGCGTCCGCATTGAAGTGGGCAAGCATCTCGTAGTTTGTAACGTTCACGCCCGGCTTTACATCGTCCTGGCTCCTGCAAACTGTAACATCCACACCAAACTTCACGCCCTCGCGCTGGGTCTGCTTACCAACCGCAAGCGGGGCAAGAATCAGCACGGGATTCCCTTCGCGGTCTGCCACTTGCTGCGCCCATTCAAGCTGCATGGGTGTCTTGCCAAGCCCACAATCTGCGAAGATTGCGCATTTGCCCTTGCGTAGCGCCCACTTCACAATGTCTGACTGCCATTCAAACAGGGCCGGGTTGCGTTTGTCGCTGTCAAACCCCGATGCCGCGACTGACAAGCGCTTCCCCTGTAAAAACTCGTGATAGTCCATGCTGGCCCCCTTAGAACGGCAGATCGGAATCTTCGATATCCGTAAACCCATCATCCACCGGCGCATCCACCGGCGCATCCGCGTTGGCCTTTTTCGGGGAAAGGAACTCCACTTCATCCGCGACGATCTCGGTAACGTACCGCTTGGAACCGTCTTTAGCATCGTAGGAGCGGGTTTGCAACTCACCCACCACAGCAACCTTACTGCCCTTAGAGAGGTACTTGCCGCAGTTATCAGCCAGGGTGCGCCAGGCAACGACATCGAAGAAATCAGATACCTTCTGACCATCCTGCCCGGTAAAGCGACGCTGTACCGCGATACGGAAGGTACAGACGGATATACCGCTGCCTGTGGAACGGACTTCCGGGTCTTTGGTGAGGTTGCCTGTCATAAAACACTTATTCAAGATAATTCCTCCCGAATATTTTTATAAAATCTAAATCAGGGTATTTCTCCTGGAATGCCTTTTGTCCGGCCTGTTCGAGCATGCGCCGTGTTCGTTTGCAATGATGCGCTCCATAAGGCGGTTCATTGTGCAGGTCGTGTCTAAGCCATACCGTTAGGCCGTATTTATCGCTCAACTTCCTGCGCCCGGCTCCGTAGAATACGTGATGCATTTCCAGGTCTATAGGTGAACCGCTGATGTAGCAAACCTTTTCATCCTGCATGATGGACTTACTCATTTTCCATCACCGCCGCCATGCCCAGCAGGAGAAAGGGTAATACAAACGTGAAAAACAATCCCCACCAGTTCATTTCAGGCTCCTTTCTTGGCGTTCCATTTCCTCTTTCATCCGGGCGATTTCGGCGGGCGTGGCCGTGTCTATGCCCAGCTCCTTTGCCTCCGATATGGCCCCGTCCAGGAGGCGGCTAAACTCATTGCTAGGCATGTCTCGCGTCCGCTTGTATACCAGATAGCAATGAAAACTTTTACCGCCTTCCTCAACCGTCTTGAATGATTTTGCGTAGTCATAGATTGTGTTCACATCGACCGATACCGGCAGCTTAAACCCGATCACAACGCCATCATCATCCCTTGCCAACGTGCCGTATCCCAGCACAAGGTTCCTCTTGACTTCATCGTTGCCCAGCCGCATTGCGGCGGCAATCTCGCCAACCAGAACATGGAAATAGGCGTTTGCATCCAGTGACCGCTTCTTTCGGGGCCGCTTGATATCGAGGTCTAGGGGTTCATCCTTGTCAAAGGCCAGTTCCGGGATTTCCCCCAGCACCTCGAAAGCAAGTATCTTCCCGGCCATGATTACCGGGTTCTTTACCCGGATGCCCATTACAGCCTATCTCCGGCTTCTTCGTGGCTGGTGTCCATCCGGGCCGCTCGGTTGATCTCCTTTACCTCTGCGTTAGCCGTTACCTTTGCGGCCACTTCCTGCAACTCGACAAGCGAAAGGTCGTAAAAGTTTTTCTTGTACCTGGCATTAGCCGCCTTGTCCGCAATCGCAAGATTCTGTTTCAGTTCCGCAAGGATGATGCCGCGCAGCCGGTTCACTTCCGGGTTCTCGCTCACGCTGGGCATGGTGGTTTGGGGTTCCGTCTTGGGCTTGTCCTGCTTCGGGGGCTCGGGGGCCGCATCGTACTTTGTGCGGTCGGCGGCGAAGTAAATATCAGCACCCACACCCAGCGCCTTTGCCGCAACGGAGATTGCATCGGTGAGGGCCTTCTTAAAGCACTCGTCATCCGTGTACAGGCCCCGATCTTCCTTTGCAACGAACATGGAGCCGCCCGTGCCGGGGATGCCCGCACCCCATTCCTCGCATTCCTTGCAGTACAGCAGGATGTCCACGAATGCGGCTACTGTACCGTCCGCGCCGGGGCTTAGCTGCTTGTCCACAACCTCATACCGCCAGCCCACGCCACACGGCCCAAACTGCTCTGTAAGCGCCTTTATGCGCCACATGGGGTTGATGTCGGTCATGCCCTTTAAGCGCCCGCCGCCGATCTTCTTCTGCGCCTCCAGGGGCACCGCCCGAACCTTTTCATAAATGCGAAGATTGCTCATTTGATGTACAGCCTTTCCTCCGTCTGCAAGCTCACGCCGGGAATCTCCGTGCCATCCTGCACCAGCTTCTTGATCTCTGACTTTTTCGGCGTGGCCTCATACTTCACAAGGTAGTCCATGTCTCTTTCCTGTAGATACTTTACGAGTTCAGCATCATCCTCAATGACACAAGCGGCAGGGGTTTTCTTGATCGTGAGCTTGTTCCGGGCGCTTTCAAGCCCCGCCTTGCCCATTGCCTTCATCTGTGCGAAAAGGTACCGATGAAGCTTGTCTGCGTGGGCCTTCTTGGTCTTTGCCCGTTCGTTGAGCGCGTCAACCTCTGCTTTGATTGCCTCGGCCTCTGACAGCAGTTCTTTTATCACGCAAGCGGTATTGTCTGCCTTATCCTCAAACGCCCCGTCTAGGGCCTCCAGCGTGTCGGTAATGGCATCCTCCGGGATATCCCCGGCCTCTACCGCCGCAAGGAAAGCGCGGTATTCTTCGCCTATCTCATAAAGCTTCATTAAAATTCATCCTCCTTCACAAGATCGCCGGGCTTTGCCGTCAGCGCATCCAGCGCAAGCCGCTTTTCGTTGTACCAATCCCGGTACATTTCGGCCTTGTGCCGTTCCTGCTGTAGCTGGATTACAAGCTCCGCCGCATGGGCAATCATGGCCGCTTCCTGTTGTTCGGTTAAAATGTGCATTGACTGATTCCCCTCCTTCTGATATGCTGTTTGTAGATAAATTCTCGTTTGCGTTGGTTGGGATGGCACTCCCGCCAGCGCTTTTTTATTTGCCGATTTTCTCCCGCAGGGCCTTTGCCCGTCCATCCCGGGAGTAGTCGATGATCTCCCGATGTTTGGCAAAATACCGTTGCCGCGCCCGGCGTTGTTTCTGCCACGGGTCGAGTGCATCACGCAAGAGCTTGTCCCGAGACACTATCCGTTCCATGCATCACCTCCGTTTCCTGCTTGACGGTCAGCCTTGCGCCAGCATCCCGGTATCCATATTGGCGTAGATGCCGTAGTCGTTCAGAACCTTGTTAATCATCAGCCGCCCTTTTTGCGTCCAGCGGGTGAACATTTTCGTGTCGGGCCGCCCGTCCGATCTGGAGATTGGGATGGTTTCAGACTTGGTGTAGCCCTTGCCCATGTGCGCCGTGTAGAGTATCCATTGATCGCCTACCTTGCGCTGGATTCCTGCCTCATGTAGGAACCTGTTGAGGCGGTGTGCAGACAAGGAATAATCTGCCGCAATCTGCGAGGTGGCCATAGTGCCGCTGCTGGATAGGATGTAGTCCACGTAATCCGCTTTGGGCTTTAGTTCCCCGATCACTTGATCTTTCTGCACATTCGCAAGGGAAAGGGCCGCATTCTCGCTTTGCAGGGCCTTTAGCTGCTTGTCCGCAAACTGCAATGCCCGCGCCATGATCGCCTCGGGGCGGTTCCATTGCTTTTCTATGGCAATGAAATACTCCCGGCACATTTTCCCCTTCTCGCTCCGCTGCAACATGCAGATTTCTTTTGCCATGTCGATGGTGAGCTGGTGGTCGTTGCGCGGCTTCCCGGGAAGTCCATCAGACCTATCGCTCAAAATTGAGCAATAGTCCGCGCCCTCCGTAAAGCCATATTCGGTCATGCGCGGGAACCAGTCTTTGTACGCCGTTGCTACTTCCAGCATCGCGTGAAGGTCGCGCCCTAAAACCGTGGGGCGGTCTGATTCGTAGTTGACTGTGATAAGTTCGGTGACGCACCCCATGCCTAAAGGCAGGGGCTTCTCGCTCGATAACCCTACTGGATTAAGCATAAACGAGCTATCCCCGTGCGCCCCACGGTTCTTTATTTTATTGGACAAGCTTTATACCCTCGTTCCTAATATTTATAGCCGCGTTTAGGTCGCGGTTATGATGCGTACCGCACTCACAGTCCCACTCTCGGTCTGCAAGTGTAAGCATAGAGTTTATCGCTCCGCAAACAGAACACATTTTGCTTGATGGAAACCATTTGTCTATCTTGATAAATGCTTTGCCTTGCTCTGCGAGCTTATAGGCCATGAATGTTTTGAACATACCAAAACCGTTATCGTTTGTAGATTTACCAAGCTTTAACGAGCCGGCCATTCCTCGCAGATTAATATCCTCAACACAGACAATATCCCACTCGTTTGCGAGCGTTCTACTTTGCTTATGAAGCCAGTCTTTGCGGCAGTTCGCAACTCTTTCGTGCATTACCGCAATGCGCTTCTTCTGCTTTTTGTAGTTGTTACTACCGCGCACCATGCGGCTAAGTTTGTGTTGTTCCCTGCCCAAGTTTTCTTCAGCTTCTCGGTAGAAATGGGGCATGTCCGCTTCTATGCCTTGACTATCAACATAGAAGTGGGGACTGCTGTAATCTAATCCAAGGGCTTTATCTGGGCTTAGGTGGCGTTGCGGAATTTCGTGTTCGTATTCGGTAAGAATTGACACGAAATACCTACCGCTCGGCGACAGAGAAATGGTACACGATTTAATTGTGTGGCCTTCTGGAATTTGACGATGTTGCTTTACACGCACAAGACCAATTTTGGGCAACTTGATATATTTACCATCAATGCGAATGTTGTTACCTTGGTTATTGGTTGTGTACGAATTCTTGCCACTATGTTTACTTCTGAATCTTGGAAAGCCAACAGACTTATCTCGAAAGAAGTTATTGTACGCCGTTTGTAGTTGTATTTGCGCATTGGCAAGAGCAAGGTTATCAATTTCGTAAAGCCACTCGTATTCTAGTTTCCATTGCGAATATGTTTTAGGTTTGTTTGATTTGAGTGCATCTTTGTCGTCTTTGTATTGCTCGTACAGGCTGATTCGCTCGGCAAGCATATGGTTATAAATGAAGCGCACAGAGCCAAACGCTTTTGCGAAATATTCTTTTTGAGTTTTGTTGGGTTCTAATTTAAATTTGTACGCTTTGTTTGGCACTGTATCACCTCCTTTTATTGCTCGCCCTTGACCCCATAACTAAAGTTAGGGGATTGCGGGCGAGATCTGTTCAACAAAGCGGATATTGTGGCCGTTCCAGGTTTCGGTTTTCATATGGTCTCCTTTCTTTAATGAATTTGTCGCCTATTGCGCTACAGAATCGGTAAAAAAAATATGCAACGGGTCTTTAATCTCAAGCAGATTTATCATTGCGGAAATCTCCAGATTGCTAAATACGCCTATTTTCATCTTCCTATAGAAGGTTTCGGGCGTAACACCTAGCTTCTTGGCGACATCTGCCTGTGATAAGCCGCGCGATGCGATTATGCCGCGCAATTCGTTTCTCAAAATCATTTAATCACCTCCCGCCTGTCGCTTTCTATGCTACAATGATAACACGTGCACTTGTAGCCTGTCAAGCGATTTTCGACACGAAAACCAAAAAATATTTCGTCTGTCATGCGATTCTTGCTTGCGCCCCCCTGATTGACATAAGCACATTTGAGATCGCGCAAGCCGCCATTGCAGAACGTGCCCAGCGAAATAGCCACATAAGGACGGATAGAGTATACCTTTTCACCAGCCTAGTATATTGTGCGGAATGCGGCAACCGGCTTTGCGCTCATACCGTGGATAGCAAATATATATACTACCGCTGCTCTCGATATGATAAGCTGCATCTATGCACCCATAAAAAGCGCACCAGTGAACTAATGCTAGAGGAATGGCTGTTAGAAAATATATTGTCTCAATTCAGAAAATTCAACGCGCAAACAGAGAAAGCCAGGAATGCCCGGCCAGAGTTTGACGCGCCAAAAATAAAGCGGAAGATGGAGAAGCTGAAAGACTTGTACCTAAATGATCTGATTGATCGGGTGGCATATGAAACGGACTATACCGCACTTCGTGATGAATTGGCGGGGGATAACGATATCCAGCCGCCCCAGCCCGTTGATTTATCCGCGGTGCGCGATGCACTAAGCGAATACAAGCTGTTTACAAGAGAAGAACAAAAGGAATTTTGGAGCCGAACGGTCAAAAAGATCATCATCACAAATGACGAGACTATTTCTGTTATCCCGGTTTCACCATATAAACACTAGCCGACGGGCTAATTGCAATATGGCTAACTAAAAAGCATAAAAAAAGAAGGGGCCAAACGGCCCCCCTTTCATTATATATAATAGTTACTCTTTCGTCACCGCATCAAACCCGCCGTTAGCCGCGAGGGATACGATGACCGCATTAAATAGGCACAGCGCCCCGTCAGCCAGCGTGAGAGCGTTGTTAAAGGCGGCGGCAAGCAAGAGCACCACCAGCGCGATAACATAGCTCACGATGCGCGTGGGAATGGATTTCAGCCACTCCTTAACAAGCTGGGTGATAAGGGTGGTAGCCAGTACCGCCCCCGCATAGGTGCCCAGCATGGCCCAAGTGAAAAATTCCTGCATGATAATTTCCTCCTTTATATTTTGTCCGCAAGTTCATCCAGCCTGTGGTGGGCACTTTTTACGCTACCCTCCACCGCCACCATCCGTTCTACAAGGTGGTTATGCTTATCCACCTTGCCTTCGAGTTGAAGAAGCCGAAATTCCACCAGCTTGTTGGCCTGCCGAACTCCCATCCAGGAGCCGCCCAGCGTGCCCAACAGGGCGAGAATGGCCACAACAATGGTCTCTGTCATACGCTATCCCCCGCTTTTACTTGATCGCGTCCCCGCGATAAACCACGCCGCCAACCTCTATGGTTACGGTCAAACCCTCCGGCAGGGCCGGGCTGTGCGCCAAGACCATTGCATCATGCGCCGCTTGGGACTTAGGCCCCCATATGCCATCCACTTTGCCGCAATCGTACCCAGCGGCATTTAGTGCGGTCTGCATGGCTTCATATGCCGGGCCGCGCTGATAGGGACTTGTGAGTTCAAATACCATGGGCTTGTCCTCCTGTACATATTTCACATCCCGCAAGCGGCCCCAATGGGTAAAGTTACGGGATTTAAGTTCGGTTCTTACGGCCCCGTAGTCCGTGCCGCGAAACTCCAACACGTTGCCGTTGCCCTCGTAAATGCCGATGTGCCCATCGCGCCATACGCAGAGGCCGGGGATTTCGGGGATGGTGGATATATCGCCTTTTTCTGGGCATCGGCTATAGAAGGTGTTTGCGCTTTGGTCTTGGTATGCGGGGTCAAGCGTACGGTGCGCTCCCACAATGCCGCCCGAACAATCCGCCGCCATTCTCCCGATCCATTTTGCGCAGTCCTGTAGCCAATAGGTGGCCGGATTGCGGTGCTTACTGGTTTTGCGCTTGGCATCGTGATACTTTTGCGCAAGGGCCTGCGTGTAAATCTCGCCGTTCAGCGACCACACATAACCCCAGCTCTCGGCCACGGCCCGCTGGAAGTAGGCCACCAATTGGGCAGAAGTGATTACCTTATCCATACAGCACCCCCAGCGTCTTTTTCCCGGCTATGCCGTCCACGGTCAGCCCCTTGGCCTTTTGGAACGCTTCCACGGCCCGCTTCGTGGCGCTGCCAAAGTCACCATCCGCTCCGTATTTGCCCAAGTCGTAGCCAAGGTTGATAAGGGCCTCTTGGAGCTGCTTTACATCCTCGCCCTTCATGCCTTTGCGCAGGGTGCGGACGATTACGCTTTCCTTTTCGCTGCCATCATCCTTTTTAGCATCTTTGAAATCCAATACCAGCACATCGTTTAGCCGCAGAATATCCGCGCCCGGAACATAGCAAAAGCCCTTTTTGCCGAATGACTTACCCCACGATTGGGCGCAATAGAACATGGAACCATCGTAGTCGCAGACTGCCATTTCGTGGTATCCGTAGGTTGGCGTGCGCATGCGGTAAAGGCCGTTCTTGTCGGTCTTAAAACTCTCGCACGCACCACAAAAGATAACGCCATGCCCAGCAATCAGGCCGGTCTTTATGTCCGCCTCGCTGTATGCCCGGCCGTATGCTTCCAGCTTGTTTTCGGCCGCCAGCAGCCGTAAGGTGGCCTCCCGGGCCCTAACGTGTTGCTGCGCAGACATAACCTCAAATTCGTATGGATAATCAGCCAGCAGCACGTTTCCGCGTTTAAGCATTGTGTCTGCAACTTCTCTGGAATAGCGCCCCTCGCCTTGGTAATGTTCAGGCTCCCGCTCTCCGTACAGATACCCCTTGGAGAATCGCTTTCCCGTACACATTTCGTAGGCGTAGCTTGATGCCCAGTTTGTGCAGCTTTGAGCAGACTGCTTTCCGATTATTGGATATCGGCTGCGTTTCCATCGTTCCGGCAACGCCCCCGGCGCTTGCGCCTTTATCGAGTAATCCCGCGCATCAGGCGGGGAAGGGATTGCGCCGCGTTTGTATTGCATGTCTGATCTCCTTTCTGCATTAAAAAAGAGCCTTTCGGATCCACATCAAACGGTATTGGGTTCTTCCGGATATACGACATCTTCCGATTCATTAAAATTCTGCGGTATATCCCTAAGCGCTTGCCTATAAGTCGCCCATGATTGCTTTTGCTCATCCGTTAATTGAGCATCGGGTAATTGTGTCCAATCGCTTTGCGCCAGCAATAAGTTTCTTTTTCCTCTTGCCCCTATCCATGTTTCATATTGCATATTTACACCTCCTGAATTGCCTTCCATGCGGACCATTCTGTTGCGGATGTCGCGTAGCGCCGATACATCACTTGTGCGCTTGTTCCGGTGAATATCTGCCAACAGTATCTGTAGCTGTTAGCCTGGTTTTTGTAACCATATATGCCACCGTAGCGTGCAGGATAGCCGGTTTTGTCGTCTATGAATCCTACGTAAACAGATGGATTGGGGACGAGACCCAAATCAGCCTCCGGGCTAGTAGAATTAGGCAGATTTAGATCAATCGCGTTCAGTGTATTGTTGACTGGAACCCCGCCCGGAGAAAGCTGAAAGAATGTACCCGTTTTTATATGTCCGAATTGTGTATTAGATGCGGGTAGCGTTTCATGTGTTGTTATCCGCACATCCAAACTTTCTAATTGCTCATTCACGTCAGCGTGGATATGATCTACCGCTGAAAAGTCCTCACCCGGCACCCCCTCGCGCACAAGTCCAGCTTCGCCTACCAGTACGCCGGATAGGGGTGTCGCTGTGGCGGTGGTTATTTCGTTCGGGCCGGGCACGCCTTGCAGATTGCCTGCGGGTATCCAGTCGGCTTGATCTACGTCCCATACGTACAATTCGGGTTGCGAGCCAACGCCGACAAGATAAGCCTGCCCCGCCTCACCGGCTGGGTGGGCTGCTGCAAGTAGTTCGTATGTATCGTATCTCCCACGCGGGGGCGCTAGGGCCGCACGGATGTTTTTCACCTCTTCCAGCGCATCGTTGGTGCGCTTACAATCTTCGTTCCAATCCGGCATGCCGGGACTGTCCCCTGATACAAACTGGCTCAACCCCCACGGGACTGTTTTGTTTGTACTTGGCATTTACACTACCCTCCCCAGCACCACAAAGGTGCTACTGATTTTTGCTATGAGTACCCGGTGCCCAACAGCCGGGGCATAGGATGCAAGGCACTTTAGAGATATGGCCCGCGGTATTTTTTCGATCTGCGCATATAGACCGTTGGTTGTTGAGGTTATCACGCCCATGGCAAACGCGCCGGGCGTAGCCTGCATGGCCTCTTGTATTGCCCGCTCCATGTCTTCCGGCTGCTGCAAAAAAGGGTTATAACTCACATGATCACCGTCCTTTTTGCGATGTGCTCCATGTCCTTATCGGCGTCGAGGTATATTGTCCAGCCAACTTCCCGATACACCCCGGATGCGTCCGGGTGCTGCAACTCCACATCCTCCGCCCGGCCATGCACCGGCATGGGGGTCGTGGAGAACGTTACCGTTTCACTGGCGGCTAAGCTCCGCTCAAAGGCCATGCGCCGGGCATAAGCATCTAAATCCGATTGGGACGCGATTTGGTCAGGCCGGTATATCTCGCTGATAATGCGCCTGCCCCTGCGCACCGTGGATAGCGGGGAAACGGGGTTATCGTTGATATATACGCTCCTGTAGTCCTCATTCAGGTCGGGGTTAGAGCATACCGCGATAAACACATTGGGCACCTTGTAATAGTCCGTTTCGGTAGCCGTATCTCGCCCGATGATGGATAGCGCATCGGCTCTGTAGGTGATATCCGCTGCCGCCGCCGTTGGCTCTTGGTACGCCTGTATCACGAAGCGGCCATCCGCATCACAAAAGATGGGATTATAGTTGATTTCGCCCAGGAGGGTGTTGCATACCTCTTGCTTGGTTTTTCCCACCTCGAACTCACGGTCTGCCGGGATTGCAGTATCTACATAATCCGCGATCATCACGTTTGTAATCCCGGCCCCGGCCAGTACAGAAAGTACCGCATCAAGGTACTTGGTTCCCGCCGCGACAAAAAGCGGCTCATCCAAGCCGTCCTCCGCAAGAATCTGGGTGCGGTCATACGCCTCAATCTTCCATGTATCCAATCCGTTCGCGCTGCTTCGCGCGGGTGTGGAAGGGATGAACACGCCCAGCGGAAACTCGGCGTATTGAGGTTTTGATACATCATCTTGCAATGTAAAACGGCCCAGCGCATCAAATGCCAAGTCGCGTTCATGTAGTTCCGCCCATGTATAGCCTTTGCGGTTAAACTCGTATACCATCGTTGCACGGTACACCCCGTCTTCCATGCGCAAAAGCATGTAGGGCTTGATTTCCTCGGTTAGCGGGTCTACTGCACCATACAGATTAAAACTCCCGGCCCGCAGGATTACATCCTCGGTGCTTAGGGTTACGCTCCCCCCGGGGGCCAAAGATACCGCCCTGTCTCTGGCCCCGCCGCGAAGCACATCCGCCCGGTAGCGGATCTCCTGAGCACCATCCTTTCCGTGCAACGCATCCAAGATTTCTTGATCGCTCCACGGCCCTCTTGCATATCTGCCCATGGCTACACCTCGTAATCGATTTGCTCAATGTAATCCACCCGCATGATTGCAAGGGCAAACTCATACATATAGTTTTCCTGCGTATGCGTGATCCCGGTGATTACGCCATAATACTTGTTGCCAAGGTTGTCCCGGTACAAGATAGTGAGCCGCTTATCGATCAATGCTTCTAGCCGCGCAAAGTCTGTGCTGGTTGTGTAATAGAAGGCCGGTGAATACTGTTCGCCTACAAATCCGCTGAACCTGTAGACCGGGCGCGTGCGCCCTGCGTAATAATGCGCGCTTCCCATGACATCCTTTTGGCGAGACACTCCGGGCTGGTCGTTTTTCTTCATATGCATCTGTACGATTTCAGTCAACGCATCCACCGCCGCCATCATTACGCAAGGCACGGCTACGGTAACGCCCACAGGGTCGCTATCGGTGTAGTTGTCGCTTGCATCCACCGCCCGCAGAACATAAACGGTGCTACCCAGCGCCGCATAGTCTGTATATTCGGTTTTGCCCGTTACATTGGCGATTGGCACGCCGCCCCGCAAGAGGTATATCTTTGCCGCATCCAGCGCGGAAAAGACCAGGAGCGCCGCAGCCGTGGCCGCCTGGGCCGTAATCGTGGGCTTGGCCGGGCCGGTAACATCAATGGTAAAATCCTGCTCCGCCCAATTCGACCAAAGCATAGAAGCGTTGACGATGCGCACCCTTGCCTTATAATCCCCGTTGGCAAGGTATGTGGGCACCTTGCGCGTTTGTGCAGCTCCGGCTGTTTCGAGGCTATCCCACGCGACGGCATCGCCCTGCGTGATTTGCATGTGGTAGCCTTGTTGTCCAGCCGCAGACCACAGAACAATAGGCCGCGAGGTATTTGCAACATCCATGATAAGCGGCGCTGCGGGCGTGCCTACCGCCATAAATGCGGCAGGATCTGACCATTCGCCCATATATCCGTCTTGGTTATACGTGCGCACGCGCCATTGATATGCGCCGGGCGTAAGCGTATCGGCGGGAACAGTTACGCTTTGGCCTGGGCCTTCTACCGTTATAAGGGGCTGCCATTCGCCGCCCGGTGTCTTGTATTGCACATCGGCTTTGCCCTGCGGCGTATGCGATGCAATATTATGTGTCCATGAAAATTCCACATCGCTGTTTGCGTACACATATGCATCGTTTGGGCTTAGACCGCTCGGCTTAGATGGCAATATGTCGGCATCTGTTGCAAACCCTTTGATGTACGGCGAGGCTGGCAACCCCACCGCCAAGACCGCCCCATCGGGAGAAAATTTGCAATTGCTTATCGCGCTTAGCCCTAATTGCTCTATGCCGAAACTCTCCGTGCTTATGTTGGTGCCTTCCCGGTTGTGAATTTCAAGCCCTCGCACCCCATAAGTAGTATTGTTCAAAATATTTCTTGCAAAATATCGTCCATCCCCGGAAAACGAGAGCCTTCCTGATGCCCGTTCAAGCGTTTTAGAATGCAAAAATGAATCGCCGCTGCGCAGATACAGCCTTGTTTCTGCGGTAGTCGTTCCTACCCATACGCCGGTAGCAAGCATCTCTGCCCCGGCTGGCATATCTACCGCCCAACTATATAGGTCGTTCACTTGTGCAGGCGTTGGTAGCCGTGAAAAACTGTCCCCGCTCCGCTTGTACGCGGCAGCACCCTTAGATGTTGTCACGGCCAAATATGTACCGTCAAGGCTAAACGAACAATCACCCTGCCCATAACTATCCATCGTCAGATTAGCTATCTGCGCAAATGTCTCACCGCTACGTTTATAAACAAACAGGCCCGGCCAGTCGGTTGCAACTGCTAAATAGATACCATCGCCCGAAAAAGCGCACCCACCACCAAGTCGCGGCTGCCCGTTTGGCGCGCCAGTCGGATCATCCAGCTTTGTGAAACTATCGCCGTTGCGCTTAAAAATGCTGATATATGGCAGGGCATCCGCATGAGTTACAACTAAGTAGTTCCCGCTTGCAGAAAACGCACAACCCCTGCTAGTAGCTGGCAGCCCGCTTATCGGTGGCATTATGCTGAAGCTATCTCCACTTCTCTTGTATATCAGAACCGATGGCGCACCATCCTGCGCAACAGCAAAATAAAGACCATCATCTGAAAACGAAAAATTGTTTGCATATCCTGTCGGCAGCGAATCAAAAGTGCATTCTCTCCAAAAAGCCATCCCCTTACCTCCTTCTGCTGCTCTGGCGGGCGCTGTCAGCATATTCTAATAATTTCAGTATCCGCAGATAGTCAGCACTATTAGGATATACGTTAATCGTACCGATGCTTTGTGTACTAGACAATCCCCCCGTGTCGGGCATGGATGAAAGCATGCGTGCAGTAACATCAGCGGGAAAGATGCGCGTACTGGTTGGCAGGTCTACGAGCTCCGGCCCTTCTTCACCAACCAAAGTGCTCCCGCCACGCCAGAATGATGTGCCGCGTGCGTTTTTAGGCACAGAGGATACGCTTACTATCTTTCTTCCGCTTGCATCGATACGCGTGCCGGTCACCGCATGGTTTGATACCCCCGCCGTAACCCCGGCCTGTGCCGTTGCGCCATCGCTTGTAAATGGGGATTTAATCATGTTGAGATATGTTTTAAAGTCCCCGCCTTTACCAAGCAGCCACTTAATGCCCTCGATAATTAGCCCTATCAATCCCACAACGATGGATAGCGCATCCGCAATCAAGCCCAATGCGATTGCAAGCGGCCCTTCAAGCTGACTGATCAATGGGCTAAGTAGGTCAAGGAGCATCGTAATAAGCACTACGGCAGAATCAATGATGGGCATAATAGCGTCCACCAGGGCAAGCAATGGCGGCAGGAGCGCCCTTACAAGATCCATGATCGGCGGCAATAGCTTATTAATCAGATCAACCAATATAGGCAAAATACCGATTAACGCATCGCCTATTACGCTTGCGATATCGCCCAGCGACTTCCCGAACTCTTCAAGCGCGCCAGATTCCTCCATAGCCTTAAACATGCCTGACACGCCATCAAGCACGCCAGATAACGCAGGGCGCATCTGGTCGTAAAGACTAATAGCAATGGCAGAAACCTGGGTTTTCAGCATTGCCCAGCGGGATTCTAGCGTTGCATAACGCTGCTCTGCCTCGGTGGTGAGGGCTGTATTTTCTTCCCACGCTTGGTTTGCCATGCCTAGCGATTCTATAAGCAGATCCCCAGCGCCGGACGCACGCAACAGCGCATCCCGCATCCTGATTTCCCTGATTCCTAAATCCTCTAGGGTGAGGATCGCGCTGCCGCCCTTTTCCTCCATGCGGCCAAGACCGGCAACAAACGATGCAACGGCCCCCGCTGCGTCTGTCTGGAACGCTTGCGCGAATTGTTGCGCACTCATCCCGGCAACATCGGCAAACTTTTCTAAGTCCTCATTGCCGGTTTGGACTGCAATATTAATGTCAGTAATGACCTTGCTAAATGCAGACCCGCCCGCCTCGGCTTCAATGCCTACAGATGACAGCGCCGCCGCAATGCCCATGATATCCGATTCGGACATGTTGGCTTGTTTGCCCGCACCAGCCAGCCGCATACCCATTGCAACGATTTCGGCTTCCGTCGTGGCGAAGTTATTGCCCAGCGCAACGATTGTACTGCCAAGCTTGTCAAACTCCGTTTGCGGCATTTGCATGATGTTTGCGAATCGGGCAAGCTGTGTCGCTGCTTCCTCGGCGGTAAGGTTCGTAGCCTCGCCAAGATCAATCATGGCGCGGGTAAACCCTAAGATATTATCGGTTTCAATGCCTAACTGCCCAGCCGCTTCCGCAACACCTGCAATTTCCGATGCAGACGCAGGGAGCACGGTAGACATATCAAGGATGCCTTCGCGCAGCTTTGCAAGCTGCTCGTCCGTAGCGTCAACCGTCTTTATAACGCCTGCGAATGCGCTCTCAAAGTCCGCGCCGATTTTTACAATGGCGGTTCCTGCCGCAACAGCCGCCGCTCCAATCGCGGCAGCCGCTTTGATTCCGATAGAGCCAAGCTTAGACCCCAGCCCCTTTACCTTGCCCTCCGCTTCTTGGTTGGCCTGGTCTATGCCGGATGTGTCACCGACATACTTAAATACAACTTTTCCGTCCTCGGCCATGCTTTACCCACCACCTTTTGCCCGCGCCGCCAATGACGAAGCCAGCCGGTCAACCCCGCGCTGGAATTGCGCCTCGGCCTCCGCTTCGCTGATTTTTAACGCATAAAATGCTTTTGCTTCGATAAGATGTTGAATTTCTTCCCGGTTGTACTTGGTTTGGGCCGGGATTTTCCGTTTCCGTATGCTGATTATTTCCTTTATTTTCGTGTTGTCTGGCAAGCCTTGAAACAATGCCACGAATTGCCGCCAATCCAGCTTTTGATTGTGCAAGTCCATGCCATACGCTGCATAAAACGATGCATAAATATAAGCCGCGTCCTGCGCAAAATCAAAAACCTTCTCGCCGGGCGGTTTGTCGCGTTCGCCTATGAGCAAATCCAGAACCGCATCGAAAAAGCGTATTTTATCCTGCGGATTCATCCGGGCCACGCGCCTACCGCCGAATATTTCAGCCGCCAGCATTACCCGCTGCTCTGGCGTGAAAAGCTCATCGCCCTGCAATTCGAACACGCGCAGAACGGTATCAAACGCGCAATCGACTTTATACCGCCGCCCATCCATTTCCACGAATCGCGGCAGCTCCCGCGAAAGCGTGAACATATTACCGCCGCCATTTCTTGCCGTACTTGCCTTTTTTGTATACATCCTTTGCCGCGTTGCGCAAGTCTGCCGTGCCCGCCTCGATTTGCGGCACGATTACCTCCAAGACAAACGGCATGACCTGTAAAAGCATCTCCGTATAATTGCCCTCGAAGAACGCAAGCAGCTTTTCCGCGTTCTCTTTGCCTAGAGTAACCCCCAGGAACGCCACAACGGCCTCTCCCAGCGTTTCCACAACCTCCGGGCCAGGATTACCACCTGCCGCCTTTACCGCGTCCTGTGCCTTTACAACCGCAACAGAAGCGGTCTGATATTCCCGCACGATTGCATCCGGGGCAACCTCGATTTTCAAAACCTCGTCCCCGATCTTCATTTCTTCCCTGATAAACGCCCTGCGCTTGATTTCGTACATGAATAATACCTCCTAAAAAGAGAAGGGCGGGGATTACCCGCCCAATTGTCAACCTACACTTACAGCAGCCGTTCCAGCCTTTGCCGCCGCATTGGTCGCAGTAACAACCTCCGCAACGGTGATGATCTGGCCCGCCGTGGCCGCAATCGTGGCGGTGCCGTTCCATGCAGTCCAGCCGGTGGTTAAAATCGCGCCCTTTGCGGGAATCGCGGACTGTGTGCCTAGCTGGTACTTATAGCTGTGCGCCGCCTCAATCAGCGGGTTTACATAGATATTGGTGTTGCCAGCCGTGCCGGGAAGGCTCACAACGGTCAGCGGGTCTAAATAAGTGTCGGTGATGATCTCCGGCGCACCGTTGCCGTGGATGGCTACGCTGATCGCCGCCGGTTGGTTTGCATCGCCGCCGCTAATCGTGATGTTGGCCAGCGTCACCTCCCACAGGATGATGGTGCCATCCTGCCTGGTGATGCGCAGCCGGGTTTTACGCGATTCACCAAAGTTATGCATGACAGCATCCGAAAAGATGAAGTCCTGCACCTGATCGGCAAAATACCGAACCCCGGTAAGCGTGCAAATGTACTGCCCGCCCGTTACCTCCGTGCTTCCCCAGCCCTGATCGCAAATGTAAGAGGCTTGGTAAAGCACCTCGTTCAACGCCTCCGCAAGGTTTGCAAAGCCCTTGCACAACCGCGCCCATGTAGGCGAACCCGCCCCCGGCGTGATGTCCATTTCTAGCGTGTTCTTATAGTTCAAACTAATTTCAGGCATTATATACACTCTCCTTTTGTGTAAAATGTCACTCGCAACAGACTGCCATATAGCCATTGCCGCGTTCCGCTTGCCTCGCGGTCAAGGTAGTTGGGCGGTGTTGCCGTTTCGATGTCCACAATCTCCCAGCCCGTCCCGCGTGGGTAGCTGCGCATAAGCATAAGCCCGGAATGAATTGCGGACAACGCGCCTATGACTGTGCTTAGCTGCTCGTGCTTGCCGTTTAAGGCCACTGTGAGCGATTGTAAGCCGCCTTTGTCTATGTGCCGCTGATCTATCGTGCCCGGCCCTAAATACATGGCTAAGCCGTTGTTGGGCGGCATTGCGCCGTGTTCTATCGTGGTGTATGGCGTTGCAAGCGAGATTGCCAGCGTTCGCACGGCTTGCAGGATTTCAGCGTACATTATAGCGCCCCCTTTGCAACGGTTTCCAGGATGCGAAGGTACTTGTCTTTGTTTTCGGCATAGCCTTTGTGCGCCCATAGCAATGATGCGTTTGGGTTTCGGTCTTTCGATGGATGCCCGGCATAATAAACACGCTTGGCATAAGGCGTATTCCATACAAGCTCTCCTTTTTCGGGAGAACTTGCGCGGATGGATGAGCGTATCAATTCGCCTGAATCCTGCCGGGCGTAGAAATTAGCATCTTTCAGCGCCTCGTTGCACACTACCGCGATGCCTTTTTCGCTTGCCGCTTGAAATTTGGCCTTTAGCGCAGATGCATTGAATTGCACATCAACGGTAAATCCTTTTGTCACTAATCAGTCACCACCTTCCTTTCGCTTGACTGTTGCACCATTATGTGATATACTAACATAAAGGAGTGATTATGATGCACAATCGACCCTATGATCTTGCAAGCATGCGCTTTGGCCGTCTATTGGCGGTCGAACGTGTTCAGTCTCTAAATGGCCGCGACCGCTGGCGCTGCCTGTGTGACTGCGGGAACGAGAAGCTCGTATTAAGCCAGAATCTGCGCAATGGTCATGTGCAGTCATGCGGCTGTCTATCTTCCGAAAAAAAACGCGAAAGATTCATCACCTACAATGCAAGCATTGGCAGAGAGATTCACGGCGAAACCTTAACCCGCCTTTACAAGATCTATATTGGCATTAAGTCTCGCTGTTGTGATAAAAATCACCGCACATTCTCTCAATATGGTGGCCGCGGCATATCCATCTGCGCCGAATGGCTTGATAGTTACATAACTTTCAGAGACTGGTCTATTGCCAATGGTTACAGCGATAAATTATCCATCGATAGAATTGACCCGGACGGAGACTATTCACCTCAAAACTGTCGCTGGGCTTCCAGTTCGACGCAAAACTACAATAAGCGGCGTCTCGCGCGAAACACATCTGGTCACGTCGGCGTTTCTTACAACAAAAAAGAGGGAAAATACGTCGCCTATATTTCAAAAGACCATAAACGTCACTGGTTAGGCACTTTTGAAACATACGATTTGGCTGTTGATGCAAGAAAGCGCGCTGAACTCGATTTATGGGGTCAACAGAGCCCTATTTCAAGGTGATGAAAGGCCATACCGTCATACAGCTTGTCGATGCTTGCAACCCTGTACTGCTGCCCATCAAATGTAACCTTATCGCCGTAAGCAAAGGCCACACCCTGCGGGGAGCTGTTTACAGCATCGTAAAACATCAGCGCGGAAAGCCTGATCTCCGTGTTTGCGTCCGTGCTGCGGTCAAGCACAACCCGGCCCGAAGGCTCTAGCCGCACCCGCGTAAGCGTCCTGGTGTTTGGCCATGTAGGATTCCCCCAATCGTCATTCACCGGGGGGCCGTACTGATGCGTTACGCTGTGAATTAAAAGATGCTTGGGAATTTGCACATCAGCACCCCCGATCAATCCCGGCGTACATCAGCCCGGTACAGCCTAAATAGCCCGAAACAAGGGGGGAGAGGGGAATGCCGTTGATGCTTCCACCGCTCCACTCCGAACGTGAATAGCTGAATTTTCCTATGGTCGCGCTGTTTGGGTTCGATGCCGCGCCAGCCGTGGCCATTGCCCCGCCGAACAAGTCCAGCGTTTCCACCTGTGCCGCCGTTGCCTTCTTTACCGCGTCCTGGATGGAGGAAGGGAGGGCAGAAAGCCCTCCCGCCTCTTTAATCCTGCAAAAGGTGAGCATGTCAATCACATCGCTGGCCCGCTCCGCAAGGGCGGGGAACTCCGTAGCGGTAACACTGCTCCCCGGCGCATAGGCTTGGAAATAAGCCCAGTCAATGTATGCCATGCTTTACCCCCTATTCCTATGCCATAATCCCGGCAGCGCGAAGCTTTGCCAGCAGTGCGTTGAAGTCACCCGCTAGACCCTCGGCAGTCGTAGCTTCGCTGTCAGCTTGCGCAGCGGCCACAGGAATTGCTTCCGCGATTGCCTCCGTGATTTTCCCGCCTGCGCCTAACTCGGTGTCAATCGCATCACCTATGGCAACTGTAATGACGCCGGTCGGGCCCAGCGCGGCAGCAACCGCCGCCGCACCAGCCGAAACGACAAGACCTTCAAGATTCCCGATGGCCTCTGCAACACTCCCCGAGGGCGTTGCCGCCCCCGAAAGAGTATCCAGCGCCTTTACTACGCTGTTATCCATGCTTGCCTCCTTACTGCGCCAAGAGCGTGATAGCCTTGGTCACAGCCTGCGCCGCAACGGTTACGCTCTCCTGCACGGTCGTAAAGCCCTTTTTCATGACCTTCATGCCGTAAGTGCCAGCGCGGAGGTTGAACACGGCCACGCCGCTGGCGTTGGTCTTGAGACGCACCCCTTCAACCTCTACAGTCGCGCCAGCCACAGCCGCCGGGACGGTTTCACCGTCAGTAACGGTTACGGTCACGGTCTGCGTGGTGACAGCGGAGGCGGGTTCAAGATACGCGAACGGGCAGGAAGTGCGGTTAGCATCCAGCCGGGTGGCGGGATTGGGCAGCGCCCAGCCCATGCGGAACACAACGCGAAGAGCTATCAGGTCCTGCTGGGCCAAATTGTACACAATCGCCTTGGTGCTGGGGTCTTGGATAACGCCCTGGTCAAGAATCTTGACGGTGATATCCTGCCGGATTGCATAAACCGCCTTACTCCAATCGCCCGCGACAAGAGAAGCAACGGTGGTTTCAAACGCGCCGTTTTCAGGGAAGGTTACGGGCGTGCCGTCAAGTGTGTACTGGCCGGGCTGCTGTACGTTCGCGAGGAACATGGAGCGGCCCACCTCGTCACGCATGCCGCGAAGCTGCGCCCTAAAGCCGGGTTTCGCAATCGCGCCGTTTACGGAATAGCCGTTGGATTCCACCTTGTCCCATACGCCGTTAGGCTCGTACAGCGCCGCGAAAAGGTCAGTACCGGGGGCCACGTTGTTACCGGCCTGCCGGGCGGTGGTGATGATGTCGGCACGCCAGCCAGCGGGGCGGTTGATGCCAAAGATGGCCGCACCGTCAACCCTCGCGCCGATGGCCTCGGTTACGCGGGGCGTGACCTGGCCAAAGATGTCAAACTCCGCATCGCTAAACACGGCCTCGGGAATGGGCACGATTACGGCCAATTCCTCCGCGTTGAGGAATACGTTATCCCATGCCTGTTCGCTGGTCTGCTTAAAGCCGGTATCGCCCGTCACCCAATAGGCGGTGGGCAGGAAGTCCAGCACCCGGATGCGGGTCTGGTTGCTGGTCATGTTGGGAAGTTTCCGCGCCAAGCTCAAAAACGTGGAAGATTTGGGCGCGTCCTGCTCGATGGCCTGTACTACTTGCTGGCGAATAATCGCCTCGGCTTGCTCTCGGGTAATCATAATTTTTTATTCTCCTTTTCCAAACAAACTGCGCAGGGCCGCATTGGCCTCTGCTGTGCTGCCCTTTTCGGGCGGGGGATTCTGCGGGCCGGGCGTGGGGCCGGTGAAGCGTGAAGCGGATTCAAACAAATAGTCATTGTCCTTCTTCACGGCTTCGAGCGCCGCCGCAATGTCGGCCTGCTGGTTTTTGCTGTTTTGAAGCGTTGCGGTGTCTAAAAGTGCCATAACGGCCTTTGCATTGCGCGGCTTCATTCCTGCAACGGCGGTTTCCAGTGTGCGGGAAAACTCGATTTCCGCAAGTTTCCTCTGATACTCCGTGTCCTTTGTGGTCAGGTCGGCGGTAAGTTGGGCAACCTTAGTTTTAAGATCGCTTACATCCACACCCTCAAAAGCCTTTAGTTTTTCCTGCACCTCGCTAAGCTGCGACTGTGCCGCCTCTGCTTTCGCCTTCTCCGCGTTTACATCCTTGCCGTTTTCGGCCATGATCTGGTCAATTACGCTTTGATCCAGGCCCAGCCCCTTTAGAAACTCGGTTTTCATTCTTTGCTCCTTTCGATAGGCGTTTTAGGTGTCTGCCATCACCGTGTCGATGCCGCACATTAGGCTTGCGACTGGCCGAATAAAAAAAGCGCCCCGCGCCTTGTTAACCGTTCTTTCTTTGCGCCCATACCGCTTTCATGGCTTCGCTGTGCCCAAAGCCCATGACTTGCTGCCGGTTTGTGCGCTGTGTCCTGCCGGTGTCGCGGATGAATTGCTTTAACTCCGCTTCTTTGGCCTTTAGCTTGAGCTGTGCGGCGGTTTTTCCGTCCGCGTCTCCGATGCTGTCAGCGGCTAAAATGCGCCGCTTCTGTTCGCGTATAGCTCGCTCTATCTTGCGCTGCTCTTGGGATTCTTCGTATACCTTCGCATTTTCTTCGAGGTTGTACGGTTTGTACGTTTGTTCACTCAACCCCTCAAAGAAAGGGTAAAAATCATGGCCACAGTTAGCGCCCTTTAGCCCCGTAACTGTTCCGTAGCCGGTGGAATCAACCAGATTCGGATATTGCAGCGTCCCGCCGTTGATGCTAAAAATCCTGCCCTGCCATACCGCATGAGAGGGCCTAGCGCCCATGTGGCTTGTTACCTCTACCAGATTAGAACCCCACTCCCGCGCCCGCTGAATCTGCATCGTGCCAGCCGTTTGGGAAGTGCTGGTCACAATGGCCCGGCGTACAGCCACATCAATATGATTGCGCGTGCGTTTCCCCGTTGCGCTGATGTAGTCGGCCCCGGTTATGCCTTTGTCGGCCAGGTTGCGAACCGCCTTTTTAACGGCGGTATTGTAGTCCGTAACGCCTAGCGAGGTTTCGAGGTATGTTTGGTTGATGATACCTAAAAAGCCCTCCTGCGCGGACTGTAGCGCCGTGGTGTTGATGAGGTTGAAATAGTGCCTTGTGTTGTCCACGGCCCCGGTAATGATCTGTTGCAGCATAGGTGAGGCCATCAGCGGGATAGGTGCATACGGCAGATACCCTTGCGAGAATGCCGCTTGGTATATCCGCTCGTCAAGCTCCAGCGCTTTGTATCCAGCGTCATGCAGGATTTTCTCTATCTCTTGCATGGTCTTGCCTGAATGCTTTTGAATCGTGCGCAAGTTATCTTTGTTCAGTGCCCCAAGTTGTTGCAGCTTTTCCACTTGCCAATCCAGCACCGAATCCGGCGTGATTTCATCGGCAATAGAAAACCGCTTCGCCACGTTCACAAGCAAATCGTCCTCGATTGCTATGTAAACCCTGATTAGCTCCTCGCTCATGGCCTGGATTTCGCCGGGCGACATCATGCGCCATCACCGTCCGCGAAAAAGTCAGTGGATGCAGGAGCGCGGGACGCAATGTCAGTGGCTAGTTTTTCGGCGGCTTCCTCGCTCAATCCATAAACCCGCTTGTAATACTCCACATTATCGATGATGCCCGCCTGAACCTCTAGAAGCGCCTGACGCGCCGCCGCTTCGCTGTCGGTCATAACGCTATCGCCCCAATCGAAAGACATCTGCGGGGCCGCTCTGCCAATCCACATGGCTATTGCTGCCGCCATATCGGTTAGCGCGGTTTCCAGCGCCCTTTGAATGTCCGTTACCGTCACATACAGGCGTTGCTTGCTGATGCGCACCTCCGTGGCGGTCTTGTCCGATACTGCCGGGTCGCTGATCGTGCCGTATGCCAGCCCGCAAACAAACTCGATCATTTTAAGCTGGTTTTGATAGCCCTTGTAAAGATCGTCCGCTCGAATTTCCGGGCTGAACGTATCCAGCAGCGGTTTGTCGGTTGCGCCGGTGTTGTACTCCATTGTGCGGTATAGCCGCTCGTTGCCGCCGGGATACTCAAAGTTGCCGGTGCCTTCGTTGCGCTTTAACATGCTTGCCGCGACATGCACCGCCGCTTGCTTGGCTTCGTACTCCCAGCAGATGTTAGAATATTTCTTGTCGGCTTCTTTAATAAGTTTCGCGGCCCGGCCATAAACAGATATGCCCAAAGGTGAATCAGGGTCTATGGTGTTGGCCAGCGGCACCCGGAAATAGCCGAACGGCAGTTTATCGCCCTGAATTGGCGCGGCTTCCTGCATGGTTGCCCATTGCGGCACGGTTGCCAGCGCAATAGACTGCCCCAGCGATACGCCCGCATTGTCATTTTGGAATGCCAGGTTGATGATCTGCCTTTGCGGGAGCGAGTAATATTCCAGCCGGGTGAAAACCACCTTGCCAGAATAAAGCTGTTCCACAAGCACACACTCCGAAATGTGCCCGGAACTATCGAACGCAAGCGGGAAAAACCGGTCAGCCCGGATGTATTGCGTGGCAATTTCACCGTCCGCGCCGATGTACGGTTTCATCAGCGCACCGCCAAGAGCACAGCCATATTCCACCGGTACGCGGATTTCAGCCAATACCCGCTGGTAAACTTCATCCACGGCAGGATCACCCGCCGATGATTTTAACTCACAAGTGGAAAGCCGGGCCAGCTCCATCGCGATTGCGCCGGGAATGCCCGCACTTTCAATGCCTTTCTTACAGGATATCCACGGCGGCGCATCTTCGTACATTGCCGCCCATAGCTCAATGGCCTTGCTCATATCCGCGTTCATACAGGAGTTAACATCAAGCCCAACGCCCTTTAGCGCCTTGATGATTGCTTGCATCATCGTTGTATAGGTCATGCTTTACCTCTCGTTTCTAACAAGCTGCGAGATTAGCCGCTCGAATGTGTATTCAAACGCATCTAGCGTGTCAATATCGCTTGTGCCGTTGTCCAGCCGCTCATCGTCCGTTGTGTTTTTCGGATTCCACACAGCCCCCGAAAACGCATCGTCCAGCGTTTGGCATTCCTCCGGGATATAAAAAAATCGCCCCTGCGCCATTAGCCTAAGCGTTGCCCTGATTCGGTCGTTGATCGTGGTCTTTAGCGCATTCCCGATTGCCGGGGCCAGCCACGCCATGCCCGCCTTTCGTGCCGCCGTTCGTAATCCCGCTATAAGCGTTTGCTCCGCGCTATCGCAATACACATGATGGATAACGCCGTAACGGTCTATGATCTTGCGGCAGAAGTCTATGAACAGATCCCCCAGCTTGTCCGGGTCTATTTCCTCTCGCTGATCGCCGCGCATGTGCCGCTCCGATGCAAGAGCAATCAAATGATTGTATCCTCGCGTGATGCCCGATGCAACGAACGCATGCCCGGAATTGCCGCCGCCAAAGTCCACGCCGATATTGATCTCCATGAGGTCTTTGACATCTTCGGGCTTAATCTTATATTTCTCGCGGTTGTTGGCGAACACTTGATATATTGCGCCATCAGCCGTTACCCACAGGCCCCTAACATATCGGTCGAAGAATACCCCGGTAAAGCTCGCCTTTGCCTTCTCTAGCGCCTTTTCGGTCAGTGAAGGGTTATCCTCCATAAGAAAGTGAAGATGCTTTGCGTTGTGCTCTGCGGGCTTTAAAACCCATTCCTTGTAAAACCAGTGGTTAGGGTTTTCCGGGTTGCAGTTAAACCATAGCTTGGAATTGTCAATGGATAGCGTTCTGGCGATTGCCTGATCTACAAACGATTGCGGCATAAGCGCCACTTCGTCAAACAGAACCCCGGCCAGCGTGATGCCCTGAATCAGCATGTAGCTGCTCTCATCCTTGCCGCCGAACACATAGAAATAGTTGGTCTTGCAGCCGCGCCTGACGGTCAGCAGGGAAGTGGAGCGCGAATAGCTCATGGCGTATTTTTTGCGCATGCTCCCAATGCTCATTAGCGGCGCGATGATGTTCCGCTCCGCGCTTCGTACCGTCTTGCCGCTTATGCCAAAGCTGGCCCCGTCAAAGATTGCCATTGCCCACTCGATGAAGGCAATAACCATGATCGTGGTTTTCCCGCTTCGTACAGCGCCATCACATATCAAAGCATCGTATGGCTCGGCCATGAACTTGAATATCTCCGCTTGTTTCGGTGAAATGGAATCAAACCTCATTTTTTCACCGCCTCGGAGATGGCCTCAAATAGGTTGTCGCTTTCCGATTCCTGCGCCTTGCCCTGCGCCTCGATAGATTGCACAGTATCGCGGATGTTTTTGAGCGCCGCCGTTACTTGCTGTAATCCTTGCCGATCAATCGGCCCCGGCGCGATGTCCTTTGTCTCGATCTCTGATATGATTTCCTTAACCGGCTTATTCTTGCCGTTGTACTTTACTTCCTTTGTCCGCGTTTTGTTTGTGACGATATGCGTATCAAGCTGATCTGCCGCCTGTTCAATCCGCGCTAAAAGCGTATCGGCGGTTGAAAGTATGCGGCTAATTCGCCCAGCCTCCTTGTTCGCCACCACATCAGCTGTCTTCTGTAACGTTTTCGCCAGCACCTTGTTACGCTGACCTTCTCGTAACGCCGTCCATCCCTCCCTGCTGGCCTTGTCCCGCAACGTTGGGAACGACACGCCGTATTTTTCAGCCAGCTTTCGATAGCTGATAGAGCCGCTCACGTACTCGCTTTTGATTTTCAGCCAGTCAGCCATCACCTCACCTCATCTCTTTTTGCTTGCCGCCCCTAAAGAAGTCTTACTATATACCCGCTATCAAGGCTCCTTCGATTATCAATGATAAATGCGGCGTTGTTGGGCTTCTTCTCAATCTCGTTAAGGGCCTTCTCGTAGCTTTCCTTGATCTTATGCCACGTTGCAAGTTCCTTACCCATTCCGCTTTTGGGGCCCCAGCCTATTTCACCCAAAACCTTTTCAATGCGGGCTATGTTCTTATCGATTGTGGATTGCGAATCTGCGATAATCTGCTTTGCCCATGCTATCTGCTTTTCGGTGCCGGTTAGTTTGATCGTCTTCCCTCCGCCGCCGGAACCACCGGAGCCTCCTCTGCCGCCCATAATTACGCCCTCCTTTGTTTCGCTTTTCGCTTCGCTGCGATTTGTTCATAATGCGGTGGGATTTCGATAATGTTGCAAGTCTCAACCTCGGCGGGAACTTTCCCATAAAAGATAATTCCAGACGGCGAAAGAACCTCCATCATTTTTTCGTATCCCGCTAAAAATGCCCGTTTGCTCTCGGTGCTATTTTGCGTTCCCACGCTTGATACCGCTACTATACTTTCGTGCGGCTCGCCATCAAAGCACCACTCGAACGATGCCGGGGTGCTCCACGAAATTGTAGGGTATACAATTACCCCCATCGCTTGCCAGTACGCCGCCAGCCAGTGCTTGCGATAATGATTATAAATTTGCATTGCAGCCGGCATGTCCGTATACATCGAAAAATCAGGCGAACACACGCAATCAAACCTGCGCAAGGTGCTTATGTATCTATCGGGGGCGTTCCAAAGCCGGGCAAACTGATAATCATCTATAAAAAAATGTATACCGGCGTTTCCGTCGGCGCTTGTTTTCGCATAATTGAATGGCATCCAGTCTAGATTCTTATTTATTTCGTATTCCGGAAGAATCTCCGGGATATCAAGCGCCCCGATCCCCGTAATTTTTAATTTATCCAGGTTTTCAAAGTTTAGCATAATTTCCCTCCTTTTGCGCTGACCATCATTAACGTTTGGCCCGGTATCGGCACTCTTGCAGACTTCCAAAATTTTCTCAAATTATTTTTCAAAACCCTGTTGACACGCCCCGCAATGCGTGGTATAATTAAGTCAAGAAAAGCGATAAGTCCTCACCAACAGGGAGGCGCGCAAGGGAGACAGACAATGAAAAAGCAGTGCTTAACACCAGAACGCGAGGCCCTGATCCGGCAGTACGATAAGGCAATCGGCAGCTACAACCCTGAAACTAATCAGATTGGTACTTTTGACGACGAAAAGGCAGCCCAGGCATATGACGCTTTCATGAGCGACATTGAAACCGAAACCGAAGAAAACAAACGATACTTGCTTGATTGCTGGTTCTGGCATGCGCACCTGACTGACTAAGCCGCACTGATGAGCCGTAAACGGCGAAACCCCGATAAGGGGTCTGCGGATAAGCCCCGACCACATGGCGGGCACCCAGGAGGTGTATTATGACTACAGAACTCTATCGCTCTTTCGAAGGCAAGCTTGATGTAGAACATCGAAACGGTTTTATCATTTCTGCGCTCGATAATGGCCGGTTGCGCATCAAAACTTTCTCAGTCTATACCGATGAGCCGGAATACACCTACTACATAATGCCAACAGAGCAATACAACGCCGATACCACATTTACACACGAAACCGCACGATCACTGCTTGAACAGATCCGGCGCGACACTATCAAACCATACCGGGTACAGATCGACAGAAAGGTATAGGGCGCGACCATGACAATACCTGAACGCCTAAAGAACGCCCGCGGCACACTCTCACAGGCAGCAGCAGCCGCACAGCTCAACATCCCGCTCCGCACCTGGGAGGACTGGGAGCGAGGGGCCAGAACCCCGCCAGAGTATGTGGTGGCACTGATCGAGATGGCACTCACCACGCGCCCCGCCCCAAAAGCCTCCGATTAACCGGGGGCTTATTTTTGCCCGGCACTATCTCCATTCTTTCCGCTCCCCGGATAGGGTGACGGTGTCGGGGTGGAAGGCCACAGGCTGCATTAGCTTCTGCTCGGGATACCCGCCCATGTCTAGCCATGCCGTGCAAACAAATATCAGCGTCTTGGCCCGTGTAACTTTGTTATTGCGCGGATCGTATATTATCCGGCCAGAAGGTGCTTTTGCTCCCGGGGCGTGTATAACTCCGTGTATATGTCCGTTTTTGATGTTTTGATTCCGTTGTCGATCAGATCCCCGGCCAAGATGATGGCGGCGTTGTCCTGATCCCCGATCATTTTTAGGTAGTCGGAGAAGGCCTTTTCCATGCATTGCATAGAGCCTAGATGCACATCCGAAATAGGATAAAGGGTAAGCTGCTTTACGTCCTCGCCGTACTCTTTTGTAATAACCTTAATCGTCATCACCGCCTGTCATGCATACTACGGGTATACCCGCCGATTCTGCGTATTCTATTTCTCGCCGCATCCCCGGCGATATTGCGCCCCAATAATGCAGTTCGTCGCACCGGGCCAGGACTTCCAGCCCGTGGGCAAGACCTTCCTCCCGGCCTGTATCTTCGTCTAGCATCTGGGTAAAAAAGGCATGCGGCGCAAACGGCGTATTCCCTAGCGCCATTTCCAACAGGCAGTAGTTTATGGCCC